CGTCGCATTGCTCGGTTAATCCGATCAGATGAACAACACGGCGCGGAACTTTGACGGTTCTGCGCCGTTTTGGTAAAATGACGTGTCGGGATAAAATAAATGCAAAACGCACAAGAAAAACCGCAATCTAATGATGTCGCCACCGAACTGCGGGCAAGAATTGTTGCCTTGGAAACATGGAAAATAGAGCGAACCGTTGAAAGCGCTCGCCATGATGAACGTTGGAAACATTTGGATGTCAGATTTAATCAGCTTGACAAAGACATCAAAGCAGTAAGCACAATTCTAAGTCGGCTCAATTGGCTTGTCATAAGTGGAATTGTCGTTGCTGCAATAGCTTTTGTCATTGGTGGCGGTTTCGCAAAAATTTAACGCAAAGAAAGGAAATGCAATGTCACGTGTACCAACAATGATAATCGATACTGAAAACGGACCGGTTACAATCAACCGTTCGGCTTTCGATCCTGAAACAATGCGAGAGTATGGCGCAACGGTCGATCCGGCTCCAACGGTCGATCCGGCTCCAACGGTCGATCCGGCTCCAACGGTCGATCCGGTTGATCCGGTTGATCCGGTTGATCCGGCTCCAGACGCCACCACGGTACCGCAACAGATGCTTGTTACAAAGAAGGGTAAGAAGTTCATTGTTGTTGACGAAAACGCCAACCCCATCGAACATGCGGACATTGAAGCGGACGGATATGCAAAAGAAGCTGATGCATGGTCGGCAATTATGAACGTCCAGGGGAAATAAAATGACAACTTACACCGGCGCAACAATTGATGGTTTCGATGATTATTTTGAAGCGCGCGGGGTTGAACGACCAGCAACGATGACGGATGAAATTGTTACCGCCGCGTTGCTGGTTGCAACCGAATGGATCGATAGCGTTTATGGACCGTCATTTATTGGTTATAAAACAGGCGGATTTAGACAGTCTCGCGAATGGCCGCGCACAATGGCTGTTGTTGATACTTTCCCTTATTTCGCATTTCCAACCGATGAAATTCCAGATCAATTAATTAACGCGGTTTATGAAGCCGCGTGGAGACACGCCAGCACACCGGGTTCACTGCTTGCCGACTACACACCTGCAAAATATAAATCTGTTTCAATTGACGGTGCTGTTTCGGTTGAATATGCGGCGTTTAATTCCGCGTCCGAAATTCAAAAATCATTCCCTCGCATTGATCAATTGTTGTCGGATTTGCTCGACAGCGGAAAATCAGTTTCAAGCTATAGCGGTGCTACATCGCGGGCATGAAAAAACCCGCTACACTGGAAATGTAGCGGGTCAGTTGGGCTAGGTGCGGGAGGGATTGCCCTAGCCTTGGGGAGTGTGGATTACTTGACGCGGAACACACGCACGGTTGCGCTGTCGGGGTCAGTCTTGGGGTCAACGTCATGCGCTTCCCATTCCTTGATGCGTTCGGTCACACCGACCGGCGTTCCCTGCGCGACAACGTTTCCGTTGGCGTCCTTGACCGGCTCACCGGGCTTGGTGATCTGATTTCCGTCCTCACCCAGTTTGGGGCGCTGGTTGGTGTCGCGGTTGTTTTCCTTGCTGACCGTGGCGCTAATCTGGCGCTTGGTCTTGTTTTTCAGACCGATCGATGCACCAATTTCAAGTTCATGCATCTTTTCGACCAGGGGCGACTTTGCACCACGGCGAGCGGTAACAGGCGGCTTGATGTCGGTGCGAACGGCGGTGAATTCCGGTGCAACGCGGTCTTCTGCTTTCGGCGCACCGGCCTTGCCTTTCTTGGCGGTGGTTGCGGGAGCGGTTGCAGCAAATGCGGCGGCACCAGTGATTGCAACAATATTCTTCATTTGGCTTTCCTTTCGGGTTGGTTTAGAATGCTTGTCAGTGAATGATTGACAATTAGAACGTTGAAGGATGTGTGTCAATGACTTTTTATGAGGAAATGCAAAATTTAACGCGTGACCTATTATCTGATAAGGATTTCAAACAAGGAACCATTGAATATGTGCGACTTGTGCCGGGTTCCGGTCCGATTGATAATCCAGGGCCTTCAACACCTGATAAAACTGAATTGCCGGGCGGTGTTGTCAAAGGTGTTTCGTTCAAATATGTCAATGATGGTTTGGCGCTATCGACAGATTTAACCGTGACTGTTCCGGTTCATCCTGATATTACCCCTGATATGCGCGATTTCATTGATATTGATGGTGTACGCCATAAGATTGTGCAAGATATTTCATCACCAGCGGGCGGAACGCGTGTTGTGTGGAAATTCATTGTTCGCAAGGGTTCCTAACCGATGACCATCAATAATCGCCGTAAACTTGAAAAGCTTATTGATCTTTTTCAACCTCGTATTCGGGATGCGTTTTTAGCGGCGGTGCGTGACGTTGTGGATAACGTCATTTTGGTTGATGTGATCCGGGCGATTGAAAACGGTGATCCAATCCGCGCATTCGAATTGCTAGGTTTCAATCAATCCGCAATGCGCCCGATCACTCGCATGATCGAAGACGCGTTTGAAACTGGTGGTATGTTAACCGGTGAAGGTTTTCCAAAATATTTAAATACGCCGTCCGGCCGTGCGGTGTTTCGTTTCGATGTGCGCAACAGTCGAGCGGAAGCATGGTTGCGCGATCATTCGTCATCGCTGGTGACGAATATTACAAACGATGTGCGCGAAATTGTCAGGGTAACAATGGAACGCGGAATGTTGGCAGGTGAAAACCCGCGCCGCACCGCTCTTGAGTTGGTCGGGCGCATCGATCCAACTACAAAAGTTAGAACTGGTGGCACGATTGGACTTACACCAGGACAAGAAAAATGGGTTGCGAATACGCGGCGCGATTTGAACGACATGCGAGACATTGCCGCACGTGTTCGTAGTGGTGAATATTCAACTGCACAAGCGCGCGAGGAATTGAGCAAGAATAATTATTTCTCGCGTGCATTACGTCGCAAGGGTTCCGATAATCAAATTGTCAAATCGATTGTTTCCGGTAAGGATTTAGATGTTAACACGGTTGACCGGCTGGTGATGACATACCGCAACAACGCGTTACGCTATCGTGGCGAGGTTATCGGGCGCACAGAAGCACTCCAGGCGCTCAATCGGTCGGAATATGAAGCGCACATGCAAGCGGTCGATACTGGCGCGCTACGGCGGCAAGATGTCAAACGGATATGGGATAGCGCGGGTGATGGTCGAGTGCGTGACACACATCGCGTAATGGACGGACAAGCGGTTTCAATGGATGAACCGTTCATCAGCCCGTCCGGTTCACGAATGATGTATCCGGGTGACACATCATTGGGTGCGGACGCGGCGGAAACAATTCAATGTCGTTGCCGCGTCCGCATTGAAGCCGATTTCTTGGCGCAATGGAATGATTAATAATTACAGTCGCAAAAACTGAAATGTCGCCCGCAAGTCCAACATGATTGATCATCAAAATCATCATAAGCATAATCAATTTTAGACATTTCGTCTTCCTTTTGCAATTTCAAATCATATTCATCATATTCACGCCAATACGGATCATCATATTCATCATCAATTTCAATCTGGTTCATCAACCATTCATGATCGCTGATTTGCTGCATTGCGTCACGCATGGCGGCGCGGTCGGCTTTGCGTTTTTCAATCCTGGCGCGGGCGCGGCGGTCTTGTTTGCTGCGATAAATCTTTTCCAGATAAACCGACCCGAAACCATCACCACAATCAAGAATGTATTGGCGGCGATATGTCATTTCAATAACTCCCGTTAATTAGTTTGCGATTGGATAATTGTATATTATTTTCCAACCGTCAACATGATTGGTTGCGGATTGTTGCCGATTACACTGACAATTATTTTCGCACCTTGATTGATACGCTCGATTTCATCCGGTGTCGGTTCCCATGCGGTGTGCATCATATTGACAGTTTCACCGCTTGCCGGATCAATAATCGTTTCGTCACGAATGGGCAAACCTAGATAACCCTGCGATTGACCACAAACGCGCGTTGTTCCTTCAATTCTTGCGATTAACATCCTGATATCTCCAAAGGTAAGCCATCCGGCACAATTGACGGCAACATTTCAAGTGCCATTTTTTCCAAGTCACCACGCGGAATATTCTTACTCAAATGTTTCACATAAAATTCATTCCGTCCGCATGGATGATGTGAATTGAATGCTGCAACTGGAAACCCTTGTGTTGACCAGATTGAACGGCATTCATCCGATTGCGAGACACAAGCGAAATTGAAGCGTCGTAAGAATGATGGATGACCTAAAGCAAAAACCACATCGTCAATATTCAGCCGTTCACCGGCATGTTTGAGCGTAACGGCGGTTTGCGCTCCAGGTGAACCGCTAGAGGACATTGCTTGCATGGTTACGCTTACAATTGCGCAACTGTAACCTTGGCGCTCCAATATATCAGCTATTGCAGCGACCACAGCGGCGCGCACAATGAGATTTTCAGCGTTAATATATGCGGAAGCCGTGTTTTCGACAAACAACGTTATGACGCGTCTTCCCGGCTTTTTTGGGCGCTTAATCATGTGCATCGGGTTGCCAGCAAGCAAACGACCAACATTCACGTTTCCACCCGCAACCGCATATGACCGGCGGCGGGCGGTCGCATGTTCAAGATTGAGGAATTCAAGCACGCGGGCGGCGTTCTGGACGCCATCGCGCCAAGCATCGCGGGCAAGATTGATTGCGGCACTCATGTTCGGCGTACCATGCCAATTTTCGCCACCAGACCAACCCGCGTCACGCTTTCCGGCCCGCTTTTCAGTTGGTATTTCTTCAATGAATTTGACCATGTTTCCGAGATTGGAAAACCCAAAAAATGCGAGTGGATTTTTATCTTTGAAATAATTTAAATATGTCTGATCATCACCATAAATTGCGATTGATCCGTTACGCGTTTTCGGTGTTTCCCGACTATCGATGATGAGTTTGAAAGCGTCAACTTTCGGCAATTCTGTTGACCGGCGCGGCGTTTCACCATCACCAGTCACCAAACAACCGGGCAATTGTTTCAGTTGCTCGATTTCTTGCGGTGTGGCGGAATAGAACAGCCAATTTTTTTCATCACTATTCCACACACCGCCCAATTGCTTTAGGCGGTCTTTATGGTCAAATGTGCGTCCGCTAACAGTTATGGTCATTTATTCCAGATACCGTCAACGTATTTCCCAGAACAATTAAAATGACCTAAATCCATGGGATAACATTTTAATTCAGGCAAATAATCGCGTAAAATCAAATTGCGAATTGTTGTGCAATGTTCAATTTCCATCATGCAAGCAATATCAGCCGTGCCGCTATCCATATATTTCGCGGTTGGATATCGGTTTGTTGCGTTACGATATTTCATGTTATTGTTTCCTTTCCATCGTTGCGAGGATGAATTAAATTTGTGGTCATATTGTCGATTTGCAAAATTAATTCCGGCAAATCTTTGGAAGGTCTCCAACCTGCGCAATCCGGGTAATGTTTTTGGTGCAAAGATTTCGCCAAACTAAGCGCAAAAAACATTGCGTCTTCGTGATCTTGCGCAATACGTTTGTCTTTGCGTGTGTAAAATATTCTCATTTCACTTTCTCCCGGTCTGTTTCACTCATTCCTTTGAACAGATAACTTTCTTCAACTTCTTTCCAGTCATCACCGCTGGCAAGTGCTGCACTTCCCATAATTATTGCACGTGTTGAAACAACATGTCTAATATTTTTTTCTGCAATACGTTTGCGCAATTGCCAAACGTGTTCCAACCATTTGATGTTTCCGTTGCAGAAAGCGCGCTCCAGGTTCAAATCATAATCAACTGTTACGAACGCGAAACGGTCAAGGCTTGCCGCATCCAATTCGTTGCGTCCGATATAAACGCGGTCCGCGCCCGTCCCGAACGTGTTTGCTGTGGCGACCATTCGGAACGAGGGTGAACGAGGTATTGGCGCGTTTCGGTCAGGAAATGTAGCATATCCATTTGCCAAGGCTGCATTTGCGGCCAATAGCGCGCTTGCGTCCCATGCGTCGATTTCATCAGCGAGCCAAACCCCGCCGAATTCAAAAGCTGTTCGGAATGGCGTTGAATGATATTTTCCGTAACCATCGATAAACCCCGTTAATTCATGTGTGTCGTTGATTGTTGATGTGATGTAAAACGGCAAATTCAACGCCTTTGCAGCCTGTTGCCCAATCGTCGTTTTTCCACAACCAGCCGGACCAACCATCATAACAGGATGATTGAGCGCACATTTGCGGATAACGTTTTCCGTTCGATAATGCTGTAATCCATCAAGCGTTACGTTTCCTTGTGGGCTGGTTACGATCAATTGACGCGGTGCGAGTTGTTCAAGCGTTTCCTTGATTAGTCGTTTAGTTGTTTCACCGCTCAATATTTCTTGCTGCATTTCCGAACGCGCAATGCGTCGTGTAAGTGAAACCTCAAATCCTGGCGCGTTAACAGCTTCCAACACTTTAATAATTGTGTCGTTTATATCCGGCGCAACACTTGGCGCGGGCGTGTCGTTGTGGTATATGTTCGCGAGTTCAACCGCTTTCATGCGGTGTACATCAAACGGCTTGTAACCGCGTAAAATCGCCCATTCGCGCAAAAGAGGAATTTCACTATTAATTAAAATATAATCCTCGCGCGGACCTAATTGCTTTTCAATTTCTTCGATTGTAAGTTTCATATTATTTTATCCATGTGGTCAAATAGGTTCATATCATGGTGGAAAAGTCATTTCAAGCGCAGGTTGACAGGATTATTGTCAACACCGATAAGCGTTTGAATTTAGTAATGAAACAATCATTGCAAACCGTCATCAACGAAATGCAGACGCCAACCGGCAAAGGTGGAAAAATGCGAGTGGATACCGGGTTTCTCCGGGCGTCCGGTCAATCGTCATTAAACGGTATGCCAACCGGTCCAAGTCGCAAACCACCAGAAGGCGAATTTGATTGGAATGCGAGCGATACAACCGCCACAATTGGAAAGATGAAATTCGGTTCAACTTTTTTCTTTGGTTGGACTGCAAATTATGCGCGAATTCGTGAAACTTATGATGGCTTTATGTCGAGCGCATTGCAGAATTGGCAACAAACAGTAGATAAAGTAGTTGCAGAAGCAAAAAGGCGGTTTTCATGATTGAACGCGAAATTTTACAAGCATTGCAAACCGCAACAATCAACGCGGTAAGTGCGTCAACCATGCCGCTTTTACCAATCAAAGCATTGGGGAGAACTTTTGACCCCCCTGGCGATGGTCGATGGTTGGAAATTGTGCATATCCCCAACAATGTCATTGGTCAATTTTGGGCTGATGGCAAGACATATCGCGGTCTGTATCGCTTGATTTTACATTGGGGATTGGATGACGCGGGCGTTTATCAACCAATGGATGTCATAGCGTCTATCGCGGCTGGTTTTCCTAAAGGTTCGATCTTTCAAAATGGTTCGGTTTCCGTTAAAATTTACGATG